CTAGCCAAGCTAATGCCCAAGGAGCAGGTGGTACAGTTTCAGGAATAACAGGTAGTACAGGACAAAGAGGTGCTTTTTCTCAGTCTTACGGATATGGTGGTCACTCAGTAAATGGTCCTTTATCTACAGGTTTTGGTACTAACAATGGCTATCAGTCAGGTAATTGTGGAATAGGACTACACGGTGACGACTCAGGTATGTCAGGCTATGGAACAGGTGGCGGTGGTCGTCCTGACTGTGGTGGATATGACGGCAAAGGTGGTAACGGTGCAGCTGGTTACGTTAAATTCGAGTGGGGCTCTTGGGCGTATGATACAAGTACACAAACATATACTTCTGGCTCAGGTACATTTACTGTCCCTGCTGGTGTGGGTAAATTATCTGTAGATATGTGTGGTGCAGGCGGTGGCGGTGGCGGTGGCTCTGACTACGGCTCAGGCGGTGGTGGCTCTGGTGGATGGTATGTAAATGAAGTCGTGAATGTAACGCCAGGACAGACTATCTCATACTCTATCGGCTCAGGTGGAACAGGCTCAGCATCAGGTACAGCAGGTGGAAACACGACATTCGGCTCATTAACTACTACAGGTGGCTCTGGCGGTACTAGAGATAGTTATGGTGCTAAAGGAACGCCTAATGGTCAATCAGGACAAGGTGGTAGTCTGTACACAAGTGCTGGCGGTGTTGCAGGACGTCTAGGGGGAATTGGAGGCGGACCAGGCTCTACAGGTCCTGCTGGCGGTAGTGCCTCAAATTATGGAGCTGGTGGCGGTGGTGGAACTAACAACTCCAATGGCGGTAATGGTGTCAATGGCTACATTAAAATATACTGGTAAATTATGAGCATATACGGATACGGATACGGAACAAATGATGGGCAGAACGCCCTAGACTGGGACTATTATAGGTACCAAGAACAACTAGCTGGTGGTAGACCTTTAGACTACCCTGCTCATTTACCATGGCCTCCTACCGCAGAAAGCAGTGATTATGAAGAGCCATCCGCACCAAAGGACACCAGAACAGACCGTCGAAGGTTCTATGACTATGTAGACTCAGGTAAGTTCGGGGCTTCCGACCGAGCTGTAACCCAGGGGCTAGGTTGGCTCGTGCCTGGTGCCTCTATAATGTCCTATTTAACTGATAAGGACTACGGGGTACCAGAACTTCCGTTCGGATTAGATGCACTGATGCCGGGTACAGAGGGTTTTCAACAACGCTACGGTGAAAATTACTTTGGCCCTGGTGCCCAGTATGTCGCCGCCATGGGTTTAGTTGACCAGGAAAGAAAGGATGCGTTAGATATGTTCACAGGTAGGTCCAAAGGCCAATCAATTAGTAGCCTTACTGAAAAACAAGCACCTATCACAAAATACGGTCTTAGTTATTTAAGGTCACTCCCCCCAGAACAGCAGAAACTGGAACTGGAAACACAAGCCGTAGGCTCAATAAACGCTAAAGGCGATACGATGTGGATGCAGGCTAATCCCCAGAAAACCATAGCAGACCGAGATAGAGTAGGACAAACAGGGATACTCGGTGGTTTGTTTGATAATTGGGGTTGGGGTAAAAAAGACTTGGAAGAACAAGACGGTACTAACGTAGAGATTGTGAATAGGGTTCCGGGAAATGCCATTGATGATTGGCAAACTGAAGAAGCAAATGCTGTTAATACCTTTGGTCCTATGGCTATGACACCATTGGGTATGGCACCAATGTCAATACCAGGAACAGTACAATTTACGGATAAACTTGGTGTTGGCTATCAGTATAACCCTGGAATGGGTATAACTCAAACTCAACAGAATGTACTAGATGGTGAGGAGTCTATGAATCGAATGCAAACTCAAGTTGATGCTGCTAAAGGGATTTACACTCTTGCGGAAGAGAAAGATAAAATGGGTGCTGTATTAATGGGGGATATATTCAATAGAACAGGTAGAGCAAATTACATAACACCTCAAGATAAATTCAGCACGGACTTAGTACGTGGCGACCCAGAGCTAGAATCTTTAGATGTGACAGGTAACCTAACTACAAACGGGTACGGTAGTAATCTTGGGGCGAATACCCCTGTTTCAGTACACCCTACTACAGGACTACGAACAGCCCCTGGTGAAGGGTATGACTCATGGACCAATATAGACGATGGTAGAACTTACCATAATAGTGATTATAATTGGAATGGGCCTGATGATGGTGGTTATGGAGATAACTCAGACGACGGAGGCCAAGGCTGGGGTAATGATAATACAGGTGATGATGGCTTTGGTGACTTTGGTGGCGGTGGCTGGGGTGATTGGGGCGGTGAAGATAACTTTGGGATGGAATGATGGAGCTTTAAAATGGCATTACAATCGATAAACTTTCCAGCAGGAATACAAAAGGAAAACACTAACTACTCCTCAGAGGGTTCTTGGTTTGACTCGGATAAGATTCGCTTTAAATCAGGCAGACCTGAGCGTGTCGGGGGCTGGGTTAAAAAATTAGCCGAGACTTTAGATGGAGTGGGCCGCTCTGTTTTAGTGTGGCGTGCTAATAATGGTACAATTAATACAGTATATGGTACACACAGGAAGCTGTATGTAGAGCAAGGTGGTGCTTTAAACGACATCACCCCGCTAAGAAAAACAATTAACCCCGCAGCTAGTAACACTTTAAGCAGCACCTCCTCATCTAAAACAATCACAGTTACTGATACTTCCCATGGTGGCAATACAGGAGATTATGTAACACTATCTGGTTTCACAATGGGCTCTTCTGGCTTGAGTACTACTGAAGTGAACGCCAACCACGCCATGACAGTATTGACAATTAATACATATACTATCACAGTGACAACAGCGGCAACAGGTACAGCGTCTTTCGGAAGTACAGCAGGTATCCTACAATATGAAATCTCTATTGGTAATGTAGACGAAGAATTTGAATATGGGTGGGGAACAGGTACTTGGGGAGCTGGCACTTGGGGAACACCTCGTGCTACTTCAACAATTAAACTAAATCCTAGGATATGGTCGTTGGATACATTTGGAGAGGACCTAGTAGTTTCCTATGGAGAGTCCAAACTATACACATGGGATTTCTCAGGAGGTACGGGTAATAGAGCCACTGTAGTTGCCAACGCACCTACCCAGAATAACACAGTATTAGTATCTAACCCAGACAGACACGTAGTTGTATTTGGCTCTCATGACGGTACTGCTTTCGACGCACTATTAGTAAGATGGTCCTCTCAAGAGGACTCTACAGATTGGAGTGCCTCTTCCATCAATACTGCAGGTAGTCAAAGACTTTCAGGTGGCTCTAAAATTGTAGGAGCTAGACGAGCTCAGGGACAGGTACTTATTTGGACAGACACCGATTTACACTCTATGCAGTTCACTGGCCCACCCTTTACTTTCGGTTTTCAGCAGATTGCATCCCAGTGTGGTGCCGCTGGTCCAAACTCAATGGTGATAACAAACTCAGTAGCCTACTGGATTGGACAGCATAACTTCTATGTATACGATGGTTCCGTAAAAGCACTACCTAGCCCAGTTCGTAGATTTGTCTTTGACGACCTTAACCTACAGCAGCGTAGTAAAATTGTAGCAGGACTAAATCAAGAGTTTCAAGAAGTATGGTGGTTCTACCCTTCTGCAGCAAGTACAGAGAACGACAGATATGTTATCTTTAATTATGCGGAAAACGCATGGTCAGTCGGTACTATTAACCGAACCGCTTGGGTTGATAGAGAGGTGTACAACTTACCTATTGGGATTAAATCAACAGGACAGGTCTATGACCACGAATCAGGAGATAGTGATGATGGCTCGGCTATATCAGCATTTATTGAGTCCGCTGAATTCGACTTAGGGGAAGGCGATGAGCTGTTCTTCATGAATAGAATCATCCCTGATATTACACAAGAGACAGGTACTATAGATATAACATTTAGCACTAAGCTATATCCCCACGATTCCGCAACAACATACGGCCCGTTTACAATATCTGACTCTACAGAGAAAGTAGATACTCGTGTTAGAGCAAGGCAGATGAGTATTAAGTTCGCATCAAACTCCGCAACAGGAGATAGATGGCGTATTGGTACCCCTAGAATTGACATTAAACCAGCAGGAAGGAGATAGTATGGCGATTTTATTAAAAGAGCGATTCCCCATCCCTAGAGAGGGGTACGACAGGGAGCAGTTTAACCAGCTTATTAGAGCATTAGAACTAGCGTTTCGTAAGGTTGATTTCGAGCTAGTTGATGACGCAGACCAGCGTGTTGCCGAGGACTGGTTACTGAGATGAGTAACTTTTTCAAATGCTCTGGAACCTCTTTAATAACAACAGGTACTGCCACCCTATTGACAGCACCTGCCCAGTCGTCTTTTATATTAAGTAGTGTTATAATATCCAACACTAGCAGCAGTATAGTCACAATTAATATAGATTTCACTGATGATAGCGCAGGGTCTACCTATAATATCGCCACAGACCTAAGTATCGGCGCAAAGACGAGAGTCGAACTACTGGATAATTCCTTCGTATTAGAGGAAGGAGATTCATTTAAAGCGACACCTTCTGCGGGAGGAAGCATTGATGTTGTAATATCATATTTAGATAGGTACAGAGGCGGTTAGATGGCAGGTATACAAGACTTAGCACAACACGGAAGGGGCAACGATAGTATGATGGCCCATGTAACTCCAGGTGAAATGATGATTCCACCTGAGATGATGGCGCGCCACCCTGATTTACAGAAAAAGTTATACCAAGCATACGCTGAGGAAGGATTCGACCCGCGTCAATTTAAAGTAGGCTCTGGAATCACATCTCTAAACCCAGTAACAGGCAAACCTGAGTACGGGTTCTTTAAGAAACTATTTAAAATAGCAGCTCCTGTTGTGGGTTACGCAATGGGTGGCGCTATGGGTGCTGCTATTGGTGGCGCTCTAGCTGGAGCCTCTGACGGAGGTGGCTGGAAGGGCGGTTTAAAGGGAGCGGCCATTGGTTATGTAGGTGGCTCTCTTGCCGCCGGTGGAGCATTTGGCAGTACTATCGCCTCAAACGCAGGAATGGGTTTTGGCGGTGCTGCTGGCACGAAGGGTCTGGGCGGTTATGGCACCAAATGGGCAGGGTCGGGTAACACTTGGGGTCCTGATAAGGCAAAAGGTTGGTTAGACGGGGGCACACTAGGCGATAAAGCAGGCAGTAATCAGATGATGGCAATCTCAGCGCTTGGAGCACTAACAACAGAACCCGCCGAACTTGGTGCAGCGCATGTGCCTAACGATGACCCTGGAGAGCCTTTTGATATAGACAGCCCTACACCAGGTACTGATGGGTATAAAGGACACGAAATCACAGATGCGTCAGCAGGTTATGAAACAGGTTATAAAGACCATAAAGCAGTTAACATGCCTTATGCGTCTACAGCCTATGTAGAGAGTCCTTTAATCAAGCCGGCTGACTTAGTGATAGGTAACCCCAACATCACAGCAGAAGAGCTGATGGAGTACTACAAGCCAGTTGCATACAAAAGTCACGGCGGTATGATTAAGCACGGAACAACAGGAACAGCAGACGATGTACCTATCATGGCATCAAAAGGCGAATTTGTAATGACAGCAGACGCTGTCAGAAACGCAGGACAAGGCGACCCTAGAATGGGCGCCAAGAAACTATACGATTTAATGTACTCATTAGAGGGAGTAAGATAATATGGCAACATCAACAACCACAACCGTCGGAGGCATTCCAGAGTGGATGGAAGACTATGCCAAGAAGACAATGGCATCAGGGCAAGAGCTCGCGGAAACTCCCTATTCAGCGTACGGTGGACAGCAGTTAGCAGGATTCTCTGCCCCTCAAACACAATCAGCTAATTTAGTACAGTCGAACGTAGGCTCAGGACAAGGCGCACTAGCCGCTTCTACTGGACTATCGGGCGAGCAAGCCAGTTATGCTAGACAAGGTATCGCGCAAGCAGGTGCAGGAACCCCTTTATTCGGACAGGGTGTATCTATGACAGGTACAGGCGCAGGCCTAACCAACGAGGCTGCGGCTGCAGCTAGAGGTGCCCCTGCTACGTTCAATGCAATGATGCCTGACCTAGCAGGACAGTATGCAAGCTCAGCACAAGCCTACGACCCTAAATCAGCAGGCGCCTTTATGAACCCATACCAGGATGCTGTAACTAAGCAGGGTCTTGATGAGATGCGTCGTCAAGGTACAATGGGACTTAATCAGATTGGTGCAAATGCTGTTGCAGGCGGAGCATTCGGTGGTGCGCGCCACGGTATAGCCGAGGCAGAGCATCGTAGAAATATGATGCAGAAGCAAGGCGAGTTCATTAATCAGTCTAACATGCAGAACTATGGACAAGCTCAGGGCGCGTCTCTACAAAACTTCCAGAACCAGATGGCTAGACAAGCAGGTGCGGCACAAGGACTTCAAGGACTAGGGCAAACAAGCTCAGGACTACAGTCAAATGTAGCAACTCAATTAGGTCAACTAGGTGGTCAGTATGGCACGATGGGCCAGCAGTTAGGTGCTCTAGGTAGTCGTTATGGTCAGATGGGCGCTACACAAGCAGGCATTGGTGCTCAATTAGGTCAGGTTGGTCAGACACAAGCAGACTTAGCTAGAATGTCTAGAGGCTTTACTGGCGATGACATCAGTAGTCTACAGAATGTGGGTAACTTACAGCAGGTACAGGCGCAACGTGGCCTAGACTTAGACCAAGCAGAGTGGAACAAACAACAGAAGTATCCGTACGAACAACTTAACTTTATGAGCGGTCTAATTAAAGGCACACCATATAGAACACAAAGCATGGCTACTACAGAAACACAGGACCCATCTAGAGCAAACCAGTTACTAGGTGGGTTAGCCACTCTAGCAGGAGCGGGTAAAGAATTCAATTGGTGGGGCAACAACAGTAGTAGTTCTACGAATTAAATAGGATAATTATATGAGTATTTCAGAAAAGCTACTAGAGTTCACTAAGTCTTTAGACCACAAGGATGAGTCTGCAGTAGATAGATACCAGCGAGAACAAGCTAAGATGTGGAGTGATGTCAAGGACCGCAACGAACTTGATAATATGTCTATGGCTGATAGAATGGCTATGGGTATGGGTGCACTAGGTACTTTATAT